AAGCACGTAATTGATATAGCGTGAATCGAATAACAATTAACTCGGTAAAAAATAACAAATAATAAATAAAGTCAATTACAAATGCGTATTTTATATACATACTTGTTTCTAGCAACTATATATATATACATATTTCATACATATTTCATACTTATTTCATTCATCCAGAATTGTATACAACATGGATACAACAAGACTAGACGAACTTCCTGTGCATAATAATTCATCGGCATCCTCGATTGGGCAACCAGTGGGAAATAACATTGTTATACAGCAATATGACCCAAACATGATGAACATGCCTCCGCAACAGCAGCAGCAGCAGCAGCAGCAGCATCAAACTATGGATCAGCGGACGTTGCAAGAGCTCGTTAGCGGGGTGCAGCGCGCGAGTGGAGCGGGAATGACCGGGCTTCCCGCCAGAGATATTCCGAGAGATAGTCTGGCAATGCAGCACGACGAACAAGTCAAACCGAATTATGTGCCGCGCCACCCTGATAATGTTGGTGGAAACAGTGGGTCTGCCGCCGAAACAGATGATTATATCAAACGATATGAGAGCACAGACGACGTGCAGCGCAACAATCGAAGAAACCAAAATAGGACCGATACCTTGGAAACGCTCTATACCGAATTTCAAATGCCAATTCTAATTGGTGTATTGTATTTTATCTTCCAGATGCCGTCCCTTCGCGTGGGAATTATGCAGTTTTTGCCATCCCTCTTTAACAAGGATGGTAATATGAATCTCACTGGACTCGTAGCCACAAGTGTCGGATACGCGACCGCATACTATATAATAACAAAAATTATATCTGCTACCAATTTTATCTAATCCATCCGCCCACCATCTCTCAGGTGTGAACAGATTCCACAGTTTCGCTTTTGCTTTTACGAGTTTCACTTTTGCTCCCACGATTGCTTCTTATCTTACGCGTATTATTTCGCTTCCTTACCCCGAGTTTCGATCGATTCTTCGACTTAGACTTCATGTATTTTCGCGCAGCGCGCGTTTTACTACTTCGCAACATGAGGGGTATGTATCGCAAAAACAGTTTCTGGTATTCTTCACTTGTTTTATTGTTTTTGAGCTCTTCAAATTTTACAGCCTTCTCTTTGCGCAGCGATTCCAATGTTTCCTGCGTGCCGTAACATGACCGCCCGAACCGTTTCAGCAATCCGGTTTGGACAGTTCGGTTCTCGTTCTGTATATAAAATAGCAAACTCGCCAAGCACATAATTCGGTCCCGGTTGTAATAATCGCGGTCGGCATACGAAAACGCAAGATAAAGCATGAGCATGGTGTCTACGCTTGCGACCTTTATTGGCTGCCCGTTAAGTTTGACCGTGTTGTAACTATGGCACGCGGTGGGTTTATAAATCAATACAACTATGTCGTTTCCTACCGATACCTTGTAGTGATCCGAGACAATTTCACCAATTCCAGGCATCTTTTCAATGTGAACCCCTTCAATGCCATTAGTACTGAGTGTAATTCTTATCAAGTCTGCAAGGTCTTTGGGTGAATTGGACAACACGTCAAATTCAGGGTTGCGCGTAAGTTTGTGCTGCTCCTTTTTTGGTAGGTATTTTGTATAAAGAATATCCGCAAATCCGCCAATAAATACGACATCGCTGTTCAAGAGAACGCGCTGCGTTATATCATAGACTTTGTCTTGAACGGTTTTGGAATCGCGGGCGGCCTTCTTGCCGGCCTTCGTTTTACTTTGTTTACTGTCAACAACCGATCCAAACGGGCGTTGTAATTCGATATTGTTGCATTTGCGCAATTTCATCGGATATGCCTTATTGAGAAGCGTAAGCCTTTTTAAAACTTTTTCCCAACGCGAAACATCACCTTCGGGTCGCGAAAGTTCCAAATACATCGCCATTCGCAAAAAATCGGTGGGCGCGTAATGAATGCCACCCTTGATGTAAGAGCGTGACTGCAGCGTTTTAAATAAGGTTCGTTCCATATTCGTTATATCCGCAATTGCCATGAAATCCACAAAGACTTTAAACGTTCCCGGATGCGCACCGGCTTTGGCTTCCACTTCGTTGTATCCCATTTTAAAAAAGATGTCTGCGAGCTCTTTGGCATCTTCAATTGCATTCGGTGAATAGAAATCGTAATCTGGAAGTTCGATATCAGTATTGTAGAACCGATATTGTTCCGGCATTATATTGTTGATTGCGGTTCCGCCGTAGCATACGAGACGTTTTGAAATAATGAACCTTTCTACCGTATTTATAATGGCCTGGACTTCTGGCGCCTGCACCATTTTACGACCCTTTCGATTTTCTATGTTTTCAACCGCAGCCTTAACGATTTCAAGTTCCTTATCCTCTATTTTTTTTAATTTTGCAGCGGCTGTCATTCTTATTTGCTTATTTGTTTCTATTATTTCTATGCTAAAAAATATACCTTATATATGTAAAATATATTTTTTTTGTTGAAATAGGTTTGTTTGGTTGTCGGGTCCTGTTCATGCACTTTGACTTCCGAATGGGGTTGGGGCACTCATACCCGATGTCAGGCTTCTTGATGGATCAGACGGCGTTGGCGCATCCAGTGTGAGAGGAATATATCTCAACTCGGGTGGTTTCAATTTAAACGCGCTACCAACTTCGTCAAACATCTTGTTATGCGCTTTGATCGGCGCATCATCACTTTGAAACGACATGGCGATAAATTGACAGCCCGATGCAATCGCGGCAGTTGGTGCGTATACGTTTTCAGGTTTGGACGACCGTTCCGGAACCACATACATTAAATTCTTTTTATTATTTTCGATCATGGCTTCCAGCGATGGCGTCGGCGCTTGCACCTGTGCAAATGTTTTTTTGGATGTGGGTCCACGAATTGCAATATTTGTATACTCATACAGTGATGTTTTTCGATACACTTCGTTCGGTGCCGATTCAGTGCCCGGCGTTTCGTCTACAATAATGATAATCTTATTCATGAACGAGCTCAACTTAATTTTACCCAAATTGTCGCCGTGAAAACCGTAGCCGTATCTGGAATCCAGTAGACGCGAAGCCAACTTGGTTTGTATTAATCTCGCGATTTCGTTAAATACCAGAATATTATTGCTCTTTATGCGCAGGCACAAAAACAGCGGATCAGAAGGGTTTGGAACTTTGGGTTGACCCGAAAATGCGTCGGATGAAATAATATCAAACGCATCGGACAACGTAACGTAGTTGTATGTTTCTTTCATTGTGTATTCCGATTGCGACGACGATGAAATAACGGGAACGCCGCTCAAAGAATAAATTTCAAAGTCCAGGCATCGCGCACCCTGTCGTATTACTTGCTTAAGTGCGGTGGTGGACACATAGTCTCCGCTGTAATCGCCCGCCGAGCAGCAATTAAACGCGGTTTTAACGTAATAATCGCGCACAAGGTAAGAATACGTTTCGTCAAAATCGTTAATGGATTGCACCCGCCCCATATCCGGGTAGAGTGCCATCATATAATCATCATTCGAATTTTTCAAGTTCGTCTTAAAAACAACAATCGCTATAATGCATACAAATAAAAACAGAAACATGATTCCGCCCGCAAAATGCGCAGTCATTGGCGACATTGCTCCAATCGTGGCAGCCACACTTGCACCAGCCGATACAGCTTCCACCGCACTTTTGGTTCTTGATGCAGCTGCTCCAACTGCTGCTGCTGCTGCTGCTGCTACTCCTCCTGCTCCCGTTCCTGTTCCTGTTCCTGCTCCTGCTCCTGCTCCTGATGCTGCTGCTGCTGCCATATTATATTTGTTTCTCTAACAAAATATACAAATTATGTGTATTACTATTATGTTTTAATATATTTTATTTTATTTATTTTTATCTTTTGAACCGCGGTTTATATTCTTTGTTACGACTATTATATAAATATAATTTATAATAGCATTATAACATATTACAACTATATATAAATATATAAATATTAGTGAGTAACAAATGCCAGGCGGTCTACTAAACCTCATCGCATACGGAAACCAAAACACAATATTAAACGGAAACCCTAAAAAATCATTTTTCAAAACAACGTTTAAAAAGTATACCAACTTTGGTCTTCAAAAATTCCGTATCGATTTTGATGGCCAGCGAAAACTCCGAATGACCGAAGAATCTAAATTCACGTTCTATGTGCCGCGTTACGCGGAACTGCTCATGGACACCTACATATGCGTTACGCTACCCACCATTTGGAGCCCGATTATGCCACCCGCAAGTGAAAAAGATAGGTGGGCGCCATACGAGTTCAAATGGATAAAGGATTTAGGAACGCAAATGATAAAAGATGTAACCATTTCCGTTGGAGGACAAATCCTGCAAAAGTTTTCGGGATCTTACCTTCTCTCCATGATCCAGCGAGACTATCCAACTGCCAAGCAACAATTGTATAACGAAATGACGGGCAATGTGCCCGAGCTCAACAACCCCGGCTGCTGCGGTGCTCGCGTGAATCAGTATCCGAACGCATACTACACCCCAGACCAGCGCGGGTCCGAGCCGTCCATTCGAGGACGCAAGCTATATATTCCGATCAATGCGTGGTTCACGCTTAGCAGCCAAATGGCGTTTCCCCTGGTGTGTCTCCAATACAACACGTTGCAAATCGACGTCACCATACGTCCTGTGCGCGAACTCTACACAATTCGAGACGTTACCGATAGTGAAAACGGGTGGCCGTATGTTCAATCCAACTATATTTTGCCAGAACACCAGTTTTACCGTTTTTTGCAAACCCCGCCAGACGTTGAGCTCTCCGCCGAATCGTTTGGCGACAAACGCACGGACTGGAATGCAGACGTTCATCTAATATCAACCTACGGCTTTCTTTCTGCAGAGGAGACGGCGGCGTTCGCGGCGAATGAACAAAAGTATTTGATAAAGGCGGTATATGAATGGGATTACAAGGGTGTTACAGGAAACACGCGCGTTAAACTGGAAAATTCTTTGGGGATGGTTGCAAACTGGATGTTCTTTTTTCGACGCAGCGACGTTGCGCTTCGAAACGAGTGGAGTAATTATACAAACTGGCCATACGAATATCTACCCTATGATATTATTCCGGGACCCGAAACCTTTAATGCGCAGTCCGCTTCAAACGGATGGAAACCCAACGTCGTATTGGAAAATGGGACCGTAACCGATTCCAAAACAACTTATATATTAGGACCTGGCCGAAACCCATGCATGGACGAAGCCGGTCGGCCGGAACCCAGCGCATCCACTAACCGGCGAACTGGTTTGCACATCACAGGCACGTTTGAAGGTGAGAATCAAAGGGAGATTTTAAATACGATGGGTATCATGTTAAACGGAAAATATCGAGAGAATATATTGGATTCCGGTATTTACAACTATATTGAAAAGTATGTTAGAACCAATGGTAATCCTCCACCGGGATTATACTGCTACAACTTCTGCCTAAGCACGGACACACAGGATTTGCAGCCATCGGGCGCAATCAATATGAGCAAGTTCACGCAAATTGAGCTCGAAATATCGACGATTTACCCCACACTGGATACCAACGCATCATTCCACACCATTTGCGACCCGACTACCGGTCTGCCTATTGGTGTCAATAAAACAAACTGGCGCATTTACAACTACACGTTTGACATGACGGTTATGGAAGAGCGATACAACGTGCTGACATTCGCGTCAGGAAATTGCGGTCTAATGTATGCCCGATAGCGCGCTCTGAATGTGCGCCTTGCACAGCTTCTTTCGTGATTATATTTTTTTTATAAGTTTTCATTTGTTGTATAATTTATAAACTATTTAAACAATTTAAACAAACAATGATATCTATTTATAACACGAGTAACGTATCTTACACACAACCACTTTATTGATTCGTCATATTGATATTCATATTCATAATGACAGAATCACACCCGACCGACGGCGCGAATCACGCTTCTTCGTTCAGCGCCGAAACCGTTTCGAACGAATTCATTACATGGGAGGACGTAGAAGACCTGAATCCGCAGCTTCTTCGCGGTATTTATGCATATAATTTTGAGAAACCGAGTCATATTCAGCAGAGATCCATTTTGCCCATCATGCGCGGACATGATGTTATCGCGCAGGCGCAATCCGGAACCGGAAAGACGGGTGCGTTTGGAGTTGCAACGCTTCAGGCGATCGACTTTGACCCTAAAAAGACCGACGTGCAGGCACTTGTCATGGCCCCCACGCGTGAACTTGCAAAACAAATTCACGATGTAATTACGAATCTGGGTATCCAGATGACTGGATTGAAGGTCCAACTCCTGGTCGGCGGAACGTCTACCGACGATGATGCGAAAATGCTGAAAACGGAAATGCCACAAATTGTGGTCGGATGTCCGGGCCGAGTATTTGATATGATTCGCAGACGCAATATAAATGCTCGCAACATTAAGCTGCTGGTGCTGGATGAGGCAGACGAAATGCTGTCATCCGGATTCAAGGATCAAATTTATAACATTTTCCAGCATCTAAGCAACAACGTTCAGGTGTGCCTGTTCAGCGCCACAATGCCACAGGAGCTACACGCCTTGTCCGAGAAATTTATGCGCAATCCCGTGAAAATTTTGGTTCAGGCCGAACAGCTCACGCTTGAGGGCATCTGCCAGTATCACATCGCATTGGAAGACGATGACGGCAAATTCGCTACACTGCAAGACCTTTTCAAGACCATATCCATGTCGCAATGCATTATTTATTGCAACAGCGTAAAGCGCGTATCGGATTTGACGGAGGCCATGGTCCTCAAGGGATACCCAGCCTGCTGCATTCACAGTGGAATGGATAAAGATGCGCGTGACGAAGCGTATCTGAATTTCAAGGCTGGTAAATATCGCGTGCTTATTTCGTCCGACGTAACCGCGCGCGGAATCGACATTCAGCAAGTGAGCACCGTAATTAATTTCGACCTTCCTAAAAGCGTTCACACGTATTTGCACCGCATCGGTCGTTCCGGTCGCTGGGGTCGCAAGGGAACCGGTATCAGTTTCGTCACTCGGCGCGACATTCGCCAAATGAAGGAGATTGAGTCATACTATAGCACAAACATATGTGAACTGCCGTCGTCATTCAAGGCCGATTAAATACGTAAATCTGTAAATTTGTAAATATGTAAATCTGTAATATTTGTTTATATTTGCTGGTATTGGACTGCCAACAAATATAAACCCACTATAAACACGATATTCCTTGCAACAAAGAATCTGCCATGTCGTCCTTTTTTTTGTGTGATTCAAATGCCGTTCTCCAACGGTCTATATCGGCATCCGACATTCCAGTTACAGGTAGGGTTCCCAACGGTGTCGGAGACAATATGGTTCTAACGCACGCAATACCCGTTTTTTTACGATCGTCGTATGTATCAATTTCGGCATCTTCATGAATCG